AGTCCCAAATGCTGATTATAAGCGGTTTTTGTATGTTTTTCCTGTTAGTGTTGTTTAGTAATTTATGTTAATTTTATCATATTCTATAATGCGTTTCCGAACGGGCTCCTAGGGGCCATGGAGCAGCATAAGTTGCTCTTTCTGTAAAATGCAGACCTTTATCTGCATCTATCCACCAAGAATATCCCACTAATTCGGAAAGCTCATCCAATGCCCGACTTGCTTTGATATAATTGAATACGGCCCTAACAATTGTTGGGTCTTCCTGAACGTTTACAGCTGTTATTCCTTCGCTGGAAAGATATTTTGTTATTATATCGTTTACAATATACTCAGCGGTTTTATTGTCGTATGCCTCGGCCACGATTCTCCGGTCAGCGATCTGGTGATAGTCCACACACTCAACCTTATATGCCCTTTCTATAGTTCCCCCGGAAGGTTTTTGCTTAACTATCCTGTCTATTGTGCCTCCAAATACCTTTTCTCCGTTATGAATCATTTCAACAGTTTGACCCCGTTGTATATTCACCGTATTAGAAAGGTCATTCAAGCTAAAAGTTGCTATACTTCTTTCGTTTATGGTGTCCTCAATTCTCAGAGTTTTAAGGTCTATGATATTTGTCTTGTCTATTCCTGCTATGAATATCTGCATTATCATACCCCCTTAAGGGCCATAACCCTGTGCATATGAGGTAAAGTTTTCTCTGCTATCACTCTTCCATCTAATTCAACTATTATTTGAATAGGCCCTTGGTTGTTACTTCTTAATGGGACGATCGCTTCAGACCCTGCTTCACCGGCTACTCCGGCAGGTTTCCCAGTTAATAAATCCATCATTAATACCGGTCGGGTTATCATTCCACCAGTTGCATATTTGGCAACCTTACCCATCATTTTATCGATACGATTTTGTTTCCACATATCATGAGCTACGCCCATGTCAACACCCTGGCGTCGTGCGATTTCCGCAATCTCATTCTTATTCTTCTCGAACTCCTGCTGCCTGTGTTTTCGGGCTTCGCTCTGGTTGTACGTGAACGACACATTGCCCTGTTTAACTGTAACCTTCCCATCTGCTACGCTAAATTCGTACTTTGCCTGTGCAGCTTCTTGGTAAGACTTATTCACCTGGATTATTTTATTCTGTAAATCCTGGAGGGCCTTCTGCTCTTGCAATAGCTCAAGGTATAGCCTTTGAGTTTCAAGTACGTTTTCTCCCTTGATTGTTTTCATCTTTTCGTATGCTGTTTGGAGCGTAGCAACCTTCTCCGTCTGTAAATCATATTGAGTATTAAGGGTTTCCACTTCAGCTTTCATCAACTGACTCTGTTCTGTATTCTCTCCCATCTTTGCTTTCAGAAGGTCAAACTTGGCCCGAGCTATTTCCGCTTTTATGCTCAAATTTTCTATAGCAGTTGAAAGCTTCTCCCGTATCTTTTCCCCTGCATCCTTCGCCCTCTCCCCTGCTTCTTCTACTGCTTTAGTCCATTCCTGTATTTTCTTTTTATATTCTTCTATTAACCGTTTTTGATTGTTAACCTCTTGTATCTCTTGCTGTCTTTGCAATCTCTGGGCCTCAACGCTGTCTGTGTATCCCTGTACTGATTCTGTCATTTCCTTATATGCCTTACCCTCTTCAGATAATGCATATGTCATCTTGTCAACCTGTTTCCTTGTTTCGGATACCGATTGCCCCATCAGACTGAAACTGTCAACTGTCTTTAAAGTACCTTCCCTCATCTGCTTAAAGGTATCATAGATTAGCCATGCTGCCCCTGCCAGTATAGTGAGTTTCCCGGCTAATGCGAACGATGCTGCCGATAAGCCTGCAGTAGCTACAGTTGTTCCTTCGGCAGCTGTAGTTGCAGCTCCCATGGCAGGAATGAACTTTTGAAGTATAACACTGCCGGCCAACACCGATTTAGCCTTGGACAGGGTTATAACTGCACTGCCCAGCTTGCCGAGTATCAACAGGAAAGGTCCTATAGCCGCTGTAGCCATTCCCATATTAATAACCATTTTCTTTTGCGACTCATCCAGGCTTTCAAACCAGCCTACAATCCTATCCAGCACATCAATACCTTTTTCAAACATTGGGATTAATAATGTCCCAAAATCTATAGCTAACTCTACTGCTCTGCTTTTTAATATTCTGACCCTATTAGTAGTACTGTCCATCGTTCTTTCTAAGTCACCCTGAGCTTTTGCTGTTTGCTCTATAATGGCTCCATACCTTGCAGTTATTTTCTGCTGCTCGGTCAGTTTTTCCCCTTGCTTGGCTATTCCGTTAGTATACGCATATATTTTAATTGTATTTTCGTTTACCAGTATCCCAATACGCTTAAGAGGCTCAATCTCTCCCGTGATACCTGCCTGTAGTTTCTGAAATGCTTCTTCTGGTTTCATGTTATAGAAACTTGCCATATCATAGGCTAACTTAGTCAGGCTGGTTGCCATACCGTAGGCCGCCTGCTCTCCCATGCCCATACTGTTGAGCATAACATTGAAGGTTCCAACGTTTTTTCTGAGTTCATATTCATTCAGGCCAAGAGAATCAGAAAGCTCTTCACTCCATTTACGAGCAGCATCGGCCATGTTGCCCATAGATTCTTTAAAAAGGTTCTCGCTCTCTTCAGCATCCATAGCAAACTTAATGACGGCTCCACCCGCTGCAGCCAATGGCAGGGAAATACCAAGCGTGAGTTTTTTACCTGCACTGCTCAGCCTTTCGCTTGCTTTCTGCAAACCTTCAAGCTTTTGTTCTGCTGTTTTTATTTTTGCTTCTGCGTTACGGAGGCCTTCATCGAATTTATTCAGTTTAAGCCCGAGCTCGGCCCAAATTGTACCCAGTGATCCCATAAAAATTACTCCTTTCTAGCAGGGATTTCCAAGTGCATAAAGAATATATAAATATACTTTTTTTGGGAGGTGTATCTTTTGAACCGTTTCCTAATAAAAAAAATATTAACTTTCATATTATGTTTGGCATTACTAACAAGTCTTGCCGGGTGCAGTAAAAGTCTTTCAAGGATGGAGCCTAAGGAAGCAATAGAGGAAATCTTTGGCGTATATGAAAACGATAACGAAAGCGGTATCACAATGGTTACCGTAACTTCAGACGAAGCAATTATCTATTATAACTTCTCCCCTTTAGGCATAAAAGATTTTTACTATGAGCTGGGAATAAATCTTTCGGATAAAATTAATAAGTTTTATTCTAATAATACTTCAATTAGTAATCTAGTTTTTAAAATATTTGGTCCGTTCCAAGATAATTATGGTAACATTAAATGGAAACGGATGATTGAATTTGAAGTTAGCCGGGAATTATATGAAAAAATAAACTGGGATAATTTTTATGGCAAAGATTTAATAACAATTGTTGAGAATATTAAACAGTAATAAGGCACCCGTCAAGGTGCCTCTTTTTTTACAATATATCATCTCCTACCCACTCATCTCCTGCTGAGACGCTTTTCTCCATCTCAGCCAACAGCGAAATACCTGCCTCATCCAGCCAGAATGACTGTAGCCCCGGAAGATTCAGATAGCTTGACGGAGCTCTACCCCATGCATGAGCAACACATACCAGCCTCTCAAACCCATCACTTTTTGCGAAAGGATATTAATGCGTTCCCTCCGGTAGCATAGTCAAATATGGCCAGCTTCTGGTCAAGCGTTAGCTTCCGTATAGCAGTCAACTCTTTATAGGTAGGATTGACAAGAGCCTCCTCTACTATCGCATCAACAGCCGGTAAGAGCTTGTTAATGTTAATCCCTTTACTTGCTTTATCCTCTATCTCCTTCGCAATCTCTTCCTTGCTCTTTCCCTCCTGGGTCTTTTTCTGTATAATTGCCATTAATGGATTAGAAATCCCTGTTTCAAGGATAAATGGCGTCAAATCCACTGCCTGAACCGCCACGTTAATGGTTGTTCCCGGACGGAAACCGGGGATCTCGATTATCTCCGGCTCCGCCTGTTTTCTTATTTCATCCAGACTTGTAACTTTCCTAGTACTCATCTAAACCCCTCCTATTGTAACTCTGCTGGTAGCGCATCAACAAATTCTTTCTTGTATAATCCACCCGACAAGCTCGGGTTTTCCATGCTCTCTATATTCATCTCAGGAATTACCCAGTTCTGGTCCTGAAGCGTTTCGTTGCCGAAGGTTGCACGACAATAATAGAACGTATATTTTACGTATCCATCAACACCGCCTCGAGCGTTGTGGTCGGTTGCATATACTTCAGCCTTGAAGTACGGTGGGCTTTGCTGTGCTTCTATTGTAGGAGCCTCCCAGCCTACTATCCTGGTATCCTCTCCTTCTACTGCCTCAATGAGCGTCCCCCCTGCTATCGTTTCCATGACCTTGGCATCAAATCTGGCATTTCGCAGCGCCAGGTTTATGGCCACAACAGTATCAGGATCCTTTACCCTGGCCAGGATTTTGTCTCCGCCCCTGAGAACCGATTCCTCACCGCCTACACTTTGAACCTCCACTCCTGCCTGCTGGGCCGTCTTTATGCCATATGGTGTTGCGCTCCCGTCATCTGTACCATCAGAATTAATCCTTGTTACTACCAGACCTTTTAGTCCTCTGATGTACCCTTTCTTGCTTTGTGGCAGCTGTGCCATCTATTTCTCCTCCTTCCTCTTTCTTGGTTTCAGTCTTAACCGGTTTAATATACCTGTCAATATATCCAGCTCCTGCCAGAGCAGCTTTCAAATCATCCGGCATAGAAGGAATTTCTTTACCTTTCCCCAGCCGGTATTCAATACCGTTATGCCGGATTATCCTGGTTATTTTCGATTTTGGCATACTATTACACCTCCAGGGCAGCTACTGTTACCGAGGTTACGTCGGAATAGGTAACAGCCACCCGGGCGCTTGAGTTATTGAACCTGCTCGGGTCAAACGGGCCCACTATCCTATCCTCCCCGGCAGGGATATCCACTGTCAGGTCGTGATCAAAGCCATAGTTGCACGGCTTTGCAGAATCTATTGTTACTGTTATCTGCGAAGCTCCTTCGTTCTTTACATACAGCATTGTCCTCCCGCCGTTTGCAAACTCATCCCCGCCAACATCTGCCGCTACGAAATTCGGGTTAAGGCCGGCATGGGATATTTTTTGAACCGTCAGAACAGCCAACTTATTCAGCTCCTTTCAAATAATGCAGCCGCCTCGAACAGTATAAGGCGGCCAATAAGTTTCTTCTCATCATCTATAAAATCTCCGCCACCCGGTACCCATGTTAAACAGTATGTTTCACCGTCATTCAGGTCGGTTATCTCGGCTCCGTTTAGGCTGTTTATCACACTTTCCTCCAACTCGTCCAGAGATACAAAAGAATTTTGCTTGCCGTACACCCTTACCTCAACCGGCTGAGTGCCGGCATAGGTGATAGTCCCGCTTCCCCGGGCAGCCGGTATTTTCACTGTTAAATATGGTTTTTCAATATTGGGAGGAGCAAGAAAAGCCTGGTATACACGGCCATTTAGCTCTGAAACACTGGCTTTTATATGTTGTATAACAGCCCTTCTCAGCATCACTTATCATCCTTCCATAGCTTCTCATAAGCTGCATAAATCTCTGGTATTGCTGCGTCTAAAGTAGGTTTCAATATCGCATGCTCTCCATCATTGGCGAGCTCTAAAAATACTCCATATTCAACTGAATGAGCAAGCTTAATTAAAACCTCGTCCCTACGAAGCCCAGAGATTTCAACTTCCCCAAATAACCCATTTTTAGCATTATGAGTTCTATTTTTCCAATACTTTTCTTGGTTTTGCTCTTCCTTCATCTGCGCTTCCAACTTTCCTGCCCACTCTTGTGCTAGGCCCACTATTGCAGCACGTCTCCTCTCTGCCCAGTCCTTCAAGTTTTTTATCACTTCATCCCCGCCGGGCATCATGATACCTCCTCTACCAGAGCATGGATGGCATATACATTGCCCTTCCACTTGCGAGGGATTACCCTCATTACTCTATACTTTCTCTCCTCAACAGTAAACGTATCTTCCACATTACTTCCATGTCTAATGTCTGCATCCCAGGGAGCTATCAGCATCCAATCAGCCGTTTGTATTATTCCGGCTTCATTTTGGCTTTGGTCATGCCTATGGCTTTGCCCGGATGGTGCCAAACGTCCCACAAAAGCGGGCAAATCATTTTCCTGAGACACCCTACCCCCTGCTCCATCATCCACATATTCAACTCTATGGATAGCTATCTCGATTGGGTTCTCCTGTATACTTCTGGCTGTAGCATCTCTAAGGGCTTTCAGTGCACTCAAACTAACTCACCCCCCAGAATGCGGCTTATATCCTCTTCCTGCTCTTCAGTTCCCAGTACATCCGGTGCATCAAAGGCAAGAAGCCTGGACCCATGGCCGGGTATCATATCACTGAACATTTTTGCCATGGCCAAACAGTGGTTCCTATACTTCTCCAGGTCAATGAATTTATGCTTTTCGTCCCCTGCTTGGCTCTCCTGGAGGCCTCCTCTTTCGCTCATGGCTTTCAGGGCTTTTCTCTTCCACCCTGCAGATGCTGCCTCTTCAATACAGTCAGCATCTTGAAGTAGCTTATCTATCTGGTCATCTGTAAACCTGGTATCACTGTCGATTCCTCCGGACGGGATTTCCTCGTCAAGCAGCTCCCTCAGCTCGGTCCTCAATTCGTCAGTAGGTGTCATTAGCCCTCACCTTCTTCCAGTTCCTCTAGCCTGGTTTCGATTGCCTCTATTGCCGTTACCCTGGGACTGTCTGCGTTTTCCTCCTGTACTCTGAACTTTTCAAGCGTTTCTCTATCTTCTACTGTTTGCAAGTACTTCTTCAACTGCTTTACCGTCATTTTTGCTGTATCCGGAGTATCCTCATCCTCTTTATAACCGCTCATGTCTTCCTTCTGCTTGAAGTGCGGACAGTTATGCCCGGTATTAACACTGTCATTTGTCCAGCGCCTCATCTTTAAATCAGGATGACACCTCTGGGCCGGCAAATTGGAAAAATCAGCGCCCGGGACCCACGGGAACCAGGCGCAGTTAATACACTTAACCATTGTCTATCACCTCATTTTTATGGGAGAGTTAGCTCCTCGACTGCGTTTGCCGGACTGGATATAACCCCTCTTCGTGCCCGACCCACTATCTGCTCCTCAACCAACCGGGTAAGGTCGCCTTTCTGTGCATCTACCCTCAGATCATGTTTGACCAGTTCCCTGAAGTATTTCTGCCCTTCAATGAGGTATGCTTTGCTAGCATCACATCCTGCATAATCGTAGGTTTTTTCGCCAACGGTGATACTCCATCCATCATAGAATATCAGGGCATCTATCTGGCTGATAGCCGGATAGATGCTACCGCCTATCTGCATCCTCTGCAGACATTCTTCGATTTCCCATCTATTACTGCTGTGCGTAAGCAGTATGTTGGGCCTCCTGGGAGCTCTGGTATCAGTGTTCTTATCCTGTGCCGCATGCTTGAGGCCTGCCTTGATTGTGTTCCTCAGCTTCTCCAGGTATGTTGCTCCGGTGGCATCTGCTGCAGTTTTATTCTTGGCCGCATAGCTGAAGCTAAGTATCGGGTTAAAGTGTATATGGTTAAGCAGGGCATTATATGCCTCACCCATGGCACGGTCCAGTTCCCCCTTCTCCCAGGTCTTGTCGTACAGGACCATATCCTCTGTGTACTCAAAACCTGCAGCAAAGGTTATTATGGGAACTGTATCCTTGGGTCCTATCTTCCTGGTGCCCATTTTGACTTCTTCAAGCTCCATGTGCTCCAGGAATATTACCTGGGCATTGATGAAAGGCCAGATGTCAACGTTCTGAGTAAAGTTAGCATCCTCTACCTTTCTGTATATGGGAGTGTACAAAAGCGGTACCTGTTCACGGCCAAGTTCCAGATTAATTATGCTGTTTTGTATTAACTGGTCAAGCCCATCCGGAGTGGTTATCATCTCACCCATGGGACGGGTAAACTCAAATACCTCCATCTCTCCGTTGATGATCTTCTTTGTGATGGTTCGTATTTCGCCGTCAAAGGTATAAGGTACCTCCACCTCAACATTCTGCTTTCTTCTTGCTTCTTTAAGATTTTCAACACTGATGATTCTCATTGACTATTTCACCTCCACATTAGTGTGCCAGGACCTGCGGTCCTAACTTAAACCAGATTACATTATTGGCGTCTTTTGCAAGGGTTACACGGCCAACGGGTCTGTTTTGGGGATCACCGCCCGCATCAGGGTTTGCCTGGATAGTCAGCAGATCAGTAGCATCATCCCAGTAGACTTTGTCCCCTTTAGCAAAAGCATCTGCTACAGTAATCTGGCTGGTCTCGTATTCGCATTCTTCAATATTCAGCACTATTTCTGCCGTTTCTCCCGCCCCAGTGGTAACGGATTGAATGGCCAGGCCAAAGAAGCCGTCCAACAGATAGAACTTACCCTGTTCTATCGTTGTGCTCTCAGGTACAGTTACCTTTATAGACTTACCATCAGAAATTTTTCGTCCCATAATACGTTATCCCTCCTCAATTAAATTGCCACACGCTTCACGCGTAGGCCGTTATTTTTATTATCATCTCTACCGCTTTTGGGAGTAATGGGAATATCCTTGAATACTCCCGCAAGGGCTTTCTTGACTTCCTCGTCCTCCAGCATCTCACCAACAGCCTTCTTGATAGCAGCTTCGTCTGCATCCTTGGGTACCTGCAGCATACGCTTGACTAACGGCCTTGCCTGTTCAGCAACAACCATTTCCCCTATTACCTTGTCAACCAACTTGTCATGTTCAGCTGTAGCTGCTTTTACTTGTACATCATGAGCAGCTTTTACCTTTTCAACCAACTCCGATACCTTCGCGTCCTTGCCTAGACCAAACAACTCGGCCATCTCACCTATAACCTTCAATCCTTCTTCTATCTGCTTCCAACGTTCAGCATCAATCTCACCTGCTACACTATCCAACTTCCAACCCATCTCTCCAGCAATATCCTTTACCTTCCAACCCATCTCACCAATTACCTGTGCCGGCTTCGCTCCCAGCTTGCGAAGTTCGGCAAGTAGTTCCTGCAAATTCATGTTCTTACCTCCTCCATTCGGTTTGTTTGGGTCATCACCCAATATTACATCCATCTCTCCTACAGCAACTATCCTTGTTGGCATACCTGCCCTATCCAACGGTGTCCAATCAATACTCAGGGGTCTATAGTCTACAACTTCTGTTTCACCTGCTACAGACCTGAGTGTGGGCATCCCAAATATGCTTACCTGCTTAATGCGTCCTGCCCTGATCCATCGCTTCAGATCCTTTGCTGCTGTATCTATTACCCCGCGGAAATACGCCTTTCCGTTTTCCCACTTGGCACCCACCCAGTGTGTTACCGGCGGCAAAAACTGGTGGTCCACATCCTCCGGCTTTTGATGCCCCAGGAAGCCAGACAGGGTGTTTTTCATAACTTCCCCTACAATCTTCTGTAGGGCCTCCGGCCTGTAGTTCCAGCCCCTCTTAGATTTGCCGGCAGGCACCTCCACAACAACCTCCATGGGGTCATCGTCCCCGGCTTTCAACGCAGCAAGGTCAACTCCGGGAGCCAGCGGTATATCTTTCACAGCCATCTCACCGGTTATTGCAGCAGTAAGCCTTACCATTTCCCCCGCTGTGCCGGCAAGTTTCTTTAAGTTTTCGGGTGGTTCCAAGTCGTCTATCTCTGAATAGTGCCTCAAGAGATGCCCGGCTGCCTCCCTCTTTTGTGCATCGGATAGATTGGGTTCGCTCCTTGCCCCAACCAGTGCCTGGGCTGCTGCAATCAAACCACCTCGACTAAGTATAAGGGTTCCATCCTGGTTAATCTCATGATGAGGACCCCAGCAGTCGGCTTCAGTTAAGTCCTTGTTAATACCGGCCTTGACAACTGCATACATCTCTTTGATAGCTTCTATGACACCTTCTGCACTCTCTTCCAAACCTGTCTTTAATCGTTTCCACAGGCTACCCTTATCTACATCCCCCCAGGACTTGCTGGATATGCTTTTCTTGTTTATTTTAAACAGCATTCTTTCACCTCACTTTCCGAGCTAGTACATTCGAAAAATCTCAAAACCTTGAAATCGCAGGCTTTATTTTTTTGTCATTTTAAGTTTCACCTCAAAAATCCATTACTTTTACACCATGTCGTATTTATATGTTTT